GGAAGAAGCCATCCTGCTGAACCTGTCTCTGCACGAAGGTCGTGTGAAACTTCTGGGTGAACTCCAGCCCAGTAGAGTGAGCCCTTACGAGCAACCGACTTGCCAGCACGCAACTTCGCAACAGCCTTACGGATGTTAGCAGAAGAAAGTGTAGCAGCAGCAGTAATTGTTGCTGTTGATGTTGCAGTTGAACCTGCGTAAATTACGTTGGTTCCTTGACGAAGTGCTGTCATTGCAACTGAGTCAATTGAATCTGCAAGGTTGAACGCAATGATGTTAGCAATCGCTGGGTCTACATCAGCAAGGCTGAAGAGTTCCAAAGCGCGTGTCACAAGAACTGAGTTACCGTACTCTGCAAGAGTAATGGTGACAGATGTTGGTGTAGACATTGCTACTGCATCTGGGTCAGTTGTTTCTGTGAGTGCTGTTGTTGCTGCAGCAAGGTCTACATAACGCTGTAGAACTACTGTTGAACCTGGGATGCTTTGCTTAGCAGGACGCTTATCGGCGACTGAACGAATGAGTGGCTCTGAACGGAGCGCGAACTCGAGAAGTCGGTCATAAGCCTTCTGTACTAAACCAGCACCACCAGCGGTTCCGCCGAGAGAGGCGGAGTCTGTGGATACGTATGAATTAGCCATTTAGGTTATTTCCTTTTTGTAGTTAGAAACTATGATTGGTTTAAGAGCCGTAAATCATGTTTATGATTTCTTCCGCAGATTGTGCGTTGTCAATTCTCATACTCATGTCTTCTGCTCTGTCAGGTGTTATTGCACCTTGAGTAACCAAATCTTGCTGACGTAGTGTCGCACGATTTTGGTTATTTACTTCAGGCGCATCCTGGTTCACTTCTAGACCAAACAAGTCTGCATTATCATCGAGCCAGTTATTCACTGATTCTTCGTTAATATCATCCAAGTCTTTTAGGACTAGTCGTATTGCCTTAGGATTCACACCTTTCTTTTCTAGGGTTTCTTTGACGATACGCTCACGCTGCCCCTTGGACAATGTCTCAAGTTGCTCAGTGAGGTCTTTGATACGCTTTTCATCTGCACGCTTGGCTTTGCGCAACTTCTTTAAGAGGTCGCTTCCATCCATTGGTGTTTCTGTTTCTGTATCGAGGTCTTCGTCTTCGTCATCCCAGTAGTTGTTGCTCATAGCAACCACCCTTCTATTCGTTGTAGTCGCAAGCCTCAATTGCTGGTCGGGGAACCAGGTTGGCTCTTGCTATCGGTCTATTACTCTGACGGGGCCGATGGGTCCGTTCAGGATTCTATTTTAGTATTGGTTAGATGCTCTATTTTGCGAAGCAAGTCTTCCGCTTTTAGCAGCAAATCTATTTGCTTCTTCTTCGTTGATTCTGCGAATCTTTTCATCCGCAGCAGCACTAGACATGAAAGTTGAACCAATTGCTTCTTGTTGAGTAAAATCAATTCCACTCATGCGACCAAGGTCTTGTCCACGTTCCAATTGCTTAACTTTTTGAAATCCACCCAATGATGAACCATAGGTTGCTCCGGCTGCTGCAAGGTCCATTCCGGTTGTTAAGTCAATATTAACTCCTTGTGACTTTGCTGCAGATAGTGTGCTAATTCCAGCAATTTTTTTGTTAAGTTCTACTGTTCCTTCTTTGCCCATAAGAAGTGCTTTGGCAATATCTGTTCGACTTACGCCAGGGAAATATGTAGCAAGGTCTTTCTTTAGAGCCTCTGGAGCATTATCAATTGATTTAAATGTATCATTGATTAAATTGGTTACTGTCAATACTGACTTGCCCAATCCAAGAACACCACCAAGGAATTGCTGTGTTGCTAACTCACCCATTCCCGCTTGACGTAATACTTCACCCATTGAAGATTCAGACCTAAAATAATCAGCAACAGTTGGAACCTGAACCGCTTCTCCTTTTGCAAGTTTATCTTGCAATGCATAGATGCCACTAAAACGGTCAGCAAATGTTTTAAGTTCTGGATTATTTCGTGCATCTTGAACGGAAAGATTAATTGACTCATCAATTGTTGAGCCGGTGTTATAATACTTGGCTGTTACACTATAAAGAGAACTGACCCAAGGTTTTTCAACTTCATCTTTTCCAAAGAAAATAGCAAGCGTATTTTTAAATGTATCAAATGCAAGAGTTTTATTAGGGGTGTCACTTAATGGAACCCCACCACCTGGTTTTACTGCAGTGTCCACACTAGGAACTCCGGCTCCAGTAATGTAATTTGGAGTTGTTGGAGGTGTGTAAACAGGAGACCCAGAGACACCGGCTCCAGTGATATAATTTGGAGTTACGGTTTCAGCATAACTAGCAGGCGCTCCGCCGATTGTTACTGTAGGTTGCAAAGTCGTTGCTGGTTGATAACCGGCAGGTGCTCCGCCAATTGTGACGGTTGGCTCCAGTACAGGTGCATCAGTTCTTGTATAGCCAGGTGCTACAATTGGTCCAGTTGAATTAGATTGTTCTTCTGCTCGACGAAACGATACCATTATACTCCAAACCCAAAGGCTCTTGCGAGTCCTACTGCTGCATCACGTGCATTATTATTTGCTTCTTCTGTATATGGATACTTAGTTTTATCGGCTTTTGCCTTAAGTATTAAATCATAACGAGATGGTGGTTGACCCTTGCCATCTGGTCCAGCATAGTTCATATAAGACATTACAATTGGGTCATCCATTTTAATATCTTTTGCATCTACTTCCCATGTTTTTGCAAGCAGATTAATAACTGGGGCAGCAATATCATAGGTCGTAAGTGTAGGGTCAGCCGAGAAGCGGTCTGCAAATTGTGGGTATTCTTTCTTTGCAATCTGTTGAAGTTCTAACTGATAAGTATTAAGAGTTTTTTTGCCCATTGCAATTTGCTTTGCTGCTGCGCGGATATCATTATCTGTAACACTAAGGAGTTCAAAAGATTTTACAAGTCCACGAACTGCACCAAGGGCTGTAAGAGATTTAGAACCAAGACCCTTTTCATCTTTAAAGTTAACTTTATTCCAAACCCAGTCTGATGCAAAATCTGCTGGCTTGAATAACGATGGGTATTCTTCTCTAGCGGTAGTTGATATTGTCTTATCAACTGCGCCCTGCGTTGTGCCACCAGGAGTTATTTTCTGAGCAGTAGATGTTACTACTTTTTCAATTTGTTTCCCTTGTTCGGTATTAAAATCGTTTATAAATTGTGTAACATCTTCTTTAGAAAATTGAGCAGTATAACCAGCATCTTGTGCTGCAGACTGCATAAAAGCAAGCGCTGTTTGTGGAGTTAATTTAGTCTTTTTAATTGATGTCTCTACGCTAGACTTTGCATTCGTACTACTACCAGATATTGCTCCATCAATAATTGCTTGAGTATAGTTGGCCATTTCAGCGCCCTCAAGTTTACCATTTTTATCAATGTCATAACCCACTTGTGCTGGTGTAAGAGTCATATTAATTAACCGCCTTTAGTGAGTCATTATCAAAATATCGTGTAAGAATTGTCTTCAAGTTTCCATCCCATTGACTAGCATTTGATTGAACCCATATATTGTATGCATCTCTAAGTTGAGCCTTACGTGGGTCGTAATCTGGTAATGCCTGGTATGTTCTTGTAAATATTGCGCGAGATTCAATAAAAGTTTTTGCATCTTGCCAGAATTGGCTTTTGCCACTCTTGGCCATAAATTTACTGTCATTTGTAATTTCAACAAGTGCGCGAGCATACTTATAAGAAGTGTCTCCACTTTGTGCAAGTTGATATTGGTCATACCATGCTTGGCTTTGGTCCTTAAATGCAGTTACGGCAAGATTATCTAATACTGTTTTAAGTTCCGGATGAGAACGTAAAGTTTTTCCATCAGTAATCTTGGCTTCTAGCGCTGCCTTAACATCCATATATTGATTCCATGTACGCTGTTTAATGCGCTCTGTTTCAATTTCTTTTGGATTCATTTTAAGTTCATTCAGGTTCTTACTAGTCCCTGGAAGGGTTGCGCTTGGATTAGATAAAAGTGTAAGAATATTATTTGATTGCTTTGCTGGGTCATAGTCTAAATCAGCGGTAAGCAAACCTACAAGTTCAATTTGACCTGGTTCAATATTGGCAAGTTTACCAACCAAAGCATCATTGTCTTCAAATACGCGAGCGTATGCTTCGCTCGTTGCAGGGATATTCAAGTTCTTAGATGAACCAGTAAATGTTACTCTATCAAGCATGAACTTGGGCCCAAGTAAAGAAAGCATTTCTTCACCAGCAGCATCGCGTGCATCCTGATTAGACATTGTTTTCTTATATTTTTCTATCAATTTATAATATAAATTTGAAGTAAGAGCCATGGGCGTATTATCTATTTTATAAGGAATACCAGCATATGGTGATGCAAATGTAGATAGGAACTTAGCACGGAATAAACCCTTGACTTGTTTTTCTATTTCAGCATCAGATGGCATATCATTTTGAATTCCCATTTCAACTAATGTTGCATTATAGTTGTAAACAGATTTCCATGAACTTAAATAATCTCTTTGTCCACTTTCGCCAAATATTTTAGCAGCAAGTTCTCGTTGCCAATCTGGGCCAGAGTTGACAATATTCTTAACCCAAGGTGGGGTATACGCATCTCTTACCGAAGTAGGAGGACCATAAGGGAAGAGCACTTTATACCAGTTAGTTCCGCCCCAAGTCATTAGTTTTTCAATCTCTGCTTCTGACTTATGGAACTTTTGCATAATCTGACCAATTGAAATACTTGTAATAAATGATGGTCCTGGTCGGTTAAGAAGGAACCCAAGTGACTGAGCACTAAGTTTAATTCCTTCTCCCCTTGAACTTAATCCTAAATCTTTACTTCCAGGTACAACCAAATGACTCATCTTGTTGATGTCATTAGTTGGGTTGCCATATTCATCTACGCCAAATGTCGTATACGTACGTCCGTAGTTAGATACGACCCCTGCTGTACGAACTGGATTCTTTGCAGCAAGACGGCCATAGCGCAAGAATGCATTAGCATTTGCCCCTGGAAACGCTATAATTCCACGTAGTGAGTTAATTAAGCGGTTAGGGTTGTTAATAGTATAGAGCGTCTTTTCCATATCCTGCAAAGCCTCGCGGCCAGCACCCTGACGTAGAGCATTATATTGAGTAGTTGTCATTTCAACACCTTGGCTCATTAAGTATGATGCTCGTCGAGCAACATTCTCAGTTGCCAATCTATCAAACAGTGCTCCACGAATAGGGTTTTCAACACTAGCAAGCGTAGTCATGACCTTATTCATTACTTTATTATATCCCTGTGTTGCGCTAGCAACTCCACTTACGCCAAATGTTAATGCTTCATAATTGTGATTAGATGGCACAATATCATATAACTGGTCAATATAAGGAGCAAGAAACTTTTCAAGTTGTTGTGATGTTACTTCACCTTTGAGGATTGCTGCTCGAGCCTCGAAAGATGGATACATGCGTTGAACAAGTTGAACTTTTTCTGCAAGATAGGCAGGAATTTTCTTGTCATCAACAACGCCAAATGTCTTTAAATAAGATGCACCTTCTGGTGTTTTGCTCCACTTTAAAATATTTTTTATTGGAGTTTCAGCAAAGATTTGGTCCATAAGTGGTTCGCCACGATATTGACGGTTAGCGATATCTGCTAACTCTTCAAAGTAATTCTGTTCTCCAACACCAATCTTTGACATAGGAATTTTACGTTTGATTGCAGAGACACCACTAGCAACTGCCATCTCACCAAAGAAGTTAATCTGTTGCGTTCTAGCATTTTGCGTTTCCGCACGAACTGCTGAGGTAAAGTTACTTGGACTTCCATCTGTTTGTTCTTGAATAAAAGAATCAATATGGTGTTGTGTGCCATTAATAACAATTGTATGTTTTTCTTTTGAGTAATAGCGCTTTTTAAATTTTGCACTCTTACCAAAAACATCTGCTTGCTTCATTCTTGCTTCGCCAAGTTCTTTAATGGCTAGGTCAATATCTGCATATGCTTCTTGAACTGCCTTGTCAGCGTCCATAATTATTTTTTTATTAGTTGCCATCTTATTAACTATGTTTTTATAATTAGCAACTGCTGCTTTGGCCTTTTTAATTTCTGCAGTCTTCTTTGAAATCCCTGGGTTTGCTTTTAGGTAAGCAAGTCTGCGCTCTAGTGTAGGCATGCTTGGGACTGCTGTAGATAGACCATAAGGGACCATTGCATCGCGCAAATCTAGTTCTAGATTGTCAACAATCTCACCAATGGCTTTTAATTCTTTCTTTGCAGCAGACAAGTGCTGTGACTTTGTTGCTGGCGAAGCATTTTTGAGAAGATTAATTACAGTTGTTTCAGCATAGTTCTTAGCGGCAATAGCCTGCTGCAACATTTTAGACCTATCCGATACGTTACTTGCAACAGCCTTATACTCTGCTTTATTAGTAACGTTCTTTCTAACCCAGTCGTTAGACCAATTATAAAAATTGATGCTTGCCCTCTTTGCTCCTTGAGCAAAAATTTCATTTCTTACAAAAGCAATGCCTTGTGAGAGACCAACGCTGATGATTGGTTCAAACAGTGACTGCTTAAATGCGTATGAAGGTCGAGCAAGTACATCAAATGTCCATACTTTGTTAAGTTCACCAAAGATGTCTCTTCCAGCACGGTTTAACTGCTTGCCAGTCTTAGTAAAACCTTTTGCGGCTTCAATCTCAAGTTGATTCTCAATGTCATCCCAAGGTGTAAAGCGGTAAGACTCTGCAAATTGGCGCAATGTCTGTGGTTGAACAAGTGTGACGTTGCCATCGTAGCCAATACCAAATCCATTTTCTTTAACAGACTGTATTCCCTTGCTCACATTCATTTGGAAACGTGATACATATGCATCAATTTGCTTCTCATCATATATGCCAGCCTTGTATGCAAGCATGCGACCAACTTCAGAATCAATTTTCTTAAGTGCTGCTACCTGAATAACTGAATCTTTACCCAGTGTATTCATGTATGTATCTTCTAAGCGAGAACGTACAACTGAAACTTTCTCATATACGCGAGGTTGGACCTCAATCTTAGCATTACCATCTCTAAACATTTTCATGTTATTGAGGAATCCAGTAAGTTCCATACGTGCCTGCATTGGTCGCATACCAGATAGGGATACGAATCCAGCAGGAAGTGCTTCTGTTGCGCGTCCAGCAAGACGAACCCCATGCATCACTAATCCGCCTGCGGTTTCACCAATCTTTGTTTCAAGAAATCCTGATATTTTATCATATTCACGTGAACGAATTGCAGACTTTGCTCCACGAATCGCGTCTTCTACCTTAATTAGTGCAGATGCACCAATGGCAGGTTCAATTGGCATAAATTCTTTTGCACCATAAGTTAATGCTCCCTTTTCATCAAAGAAAGCATCTCTAATTTTTACAAACTGTGGGTCGCTATTGATAGCATCATCAAATGCTTTCTTCAAGCGAAGAGCAGATTCACCTGTTGGCATAGGTAATTGACCATCTTGAATAGCCTTATTACGTATTTGTGATTTAACATCAGCAATATCAAATAACTTATCGCTTGAAGTTGCTGCCAAGCGTTCTAATGCAGGAAGATTTCCCTTATCTGCAAGAATAATATCTTTAACAACATTTGCATCTGATGTTTCACGAATGATTGGTATTAATTTTTCATTGGTACTATACTTAGTAACGAGGTCTTCAATAGTGCCCCAGTCTTTTGTACCAGCAAGCAATAATGCGTGGCTTCCTGAAAGAGTTTGTGCTCCTTGAGCACCATTTGTATTAGCATGTAAGATGCCATTTTCCATATCGGCTGCTAGAGCATCAACGCTCTTGCCCTTAGTGTACAGACCGGCAGGTTTTGCAACAGCCTTTACACCAATACCAGCAGCCTTGCCAGCAACACCAATAGCCTTATTGCCTATAAGTAAATCACCAACACCGGTAAACCAGCGACCAACTGCATTATCGACAAAGTTCTGTTTGACGCTTTCATCACTCCATAAATTTACTGTATCAATATTAATTTTACCAGTAGAAAGAACCGCGGCAGATACAGGATTAATAAATGGGATTAAATTTGATTTTGTAAGAGCCTGCATTGCAGAAACTTTTTCACTGCGATTGTAGGCTGCTTGAATATCAGAGAATTGAAAACCTTGTTCAAACTCACCTTTTTTATAAAGAGGAGATGTTACATCAGTTAGTAATCCTAATGTTGATATTGGACGAGAAATAAGTGGTGAGTAGACTTTATCATTAAATTGAACAGCACCCTTAAGAAGAAAGTCCGCAGTTGACTTACTGACTGCTTTGGCAATTTTTCCGCCAGGCACAGAATCTATTGTCTTGTTTACGTCGTTAAGAGCATTTCTTACATTTGAAGTAAATGCTTCTTCTCTTTTTTGCTCATCCTCATTAAGGTAAGAACCGCCACCAGTAAGAGTTTTAGCAACTGCACCAAGGGTAGATTTAAATGAATCCCATGAAGACACTCTTACCCCCTAGTATTTTCTTTTAATATAATTTTTTTCTGTCCCACCTTGTGGGTCTTGACCAGTAATTCCAGTAATGAATGCATCTCTTTCTTCAGGAGAGCGCCAAGATATCATTGAAAGTTGCATAACAATACCTGCATTTTGGTATCCAAGAGAATTTGAAAACTTATCAATATTATCAAAAAGACTTCCAGGCATCCATGCCACATCAACCATTAGGATTAATTCCTTGGCTATTTTGAATAAGATAGTTTACAAAACGCTTAAAAGAATCCGGTGCATCTTTTGACTGAGCGGCAACTGCTAAGTCGGGAAGATAGTCTTTTATAATTTGTTGATTTTCATCTGGACGTGTATTGTTACCGAATCCTTTAGGCAAGGCATCTGACCCTGGTCCAGGGCCGAAATCTACACCAGCAGTAATTGGATGACCATCAGTACTTGGGTCCATGAATGTTCCAAGTTGTGGCATATTAATTCCCGCATATGGTTCTGTGGGTGCAGATGGTGTTGCTGCTTGAGCAGATGCCATTGCTTGATTTCCCTGTATACGCTGGTTGTTTACTTCTTGATTCTTGCTGTAGCCAAAGCCAGTATAGTTACCGCTCTGTCCTGCTCCGCCAGTGCCAGAAACATTTGCTGGATTGTACTGTGGTCCGCCGTTAGCGCCACCGCTTCCTTTTCCACCCATGTTTACTCCTATGCGTATTGTTTAAATGTATGAATTGGTTCAGAGCACATATTATCATATTGGATTGCAATAGCAATTGCTTTACGAATCATATTCTCTGCTTGATTAATAGTTTTTACTTTTTCCACACCCAGCGCTGCCAAGGCACCGAGGGCAACATCCCCACCACTACCCATAACATATACGTTACGAACATCGGTATCCCAAGAATAATCTTCAGATACCGAGAAAACTTGCCCTTTGACTGAGATGATGAATCCGCCATCAATAAGTGCGACATCGCCGTCCTCTTTCATATCTATGCCTGCATCTATAAAATTTTTGCGCATTTGCGGTATAAACTTTACTGTCATGTAGGTATTTAAATCTTCTTTAAGTGTTGGCTTAGGTTGTACATAGCCATAGTGTAATACATTGCTTGCTCGAGATGAACCGCATCCTGCAATTAACACACCGTTATTATCTACTATCTTTGGCGTCTTTGCAATTTGAAAACGTCCATGCTCATCACTGAGTCTTGAATCGCATCCTAATACCGACCAACCGTCACCTTGTATCGCTACCAGAGTTGTCATTGCTATCCCTTAATTGTTGCTCGTCCCGAGGTTTTTCCGCTACCGCTTAAGGTAGATAAAATTGTTTGAATATCTGGTGCTGGTTTAGGTGCTACTAATCCACTGCCTTGAGGAGAACCTCCCACTGGAGCCGCGCCTGGAACAGGGGACGGCTGCTCAACAGGAGAAGTTGCAGCACCAGCAGGAGGAACTGGTTGCTGAGGAGCAAACACGTTGGCAATAGCCTCTTCAAGGGTTTGACCCTTTTGACGTGCAGAAATTACTCCCGCAATCTTACTTACGATAGATGCTGGGTCTCCACCTTGTGTAGCCATCTGCGGAATGGCCTGAGCCATTGCAGTAATACCACTAAGAAGTGATGAACGCATATTTTCGATTTCAATCTTTTCAAGTTCTTGGGTTACGTTAACGGTGAATGGAAGTTCACGCATTGCCATATCCTTGGAGATAAGTCCACCACCAAGTGCTTGAAGCATAAAAATAAGTCCCTGTGCTGGGTTAAGGCCAGCAAGCATGCCATAACGAACATCTGCAGAGTAATCACCCTTGATGTCCTTAACTGGCTTATAGGTAATTTCGTATGGACTACCAGAGTCTACACCACGAATTGTCTTTTCACTTGGGAAAATCTTCTCGTCTACTTCAAAGCAGAGAGAAACAACATCGCGTAAAGCAGCGGCAAAGATTGCTTGTGCTGACTTGACCTGTGTATCAAAGGCACCCA